GAAGCACCTGACGGGTGGCATCTTCATCCCTGGCGCCAACGGTGGCATGAAGCGCAAGGAACGCCCGGAGATCGAGGGGCATCTGCTGCTGTTGCGTTTCCCTAGCTTGCCGTAGTGGCTTACCAAAGCGCAGTGGCTTATGATGCAAGGGCCGGAGGGTTTCCTTCCACGGAGGGGATGTCGCACCTTCGGCAAACCATTCACCACCACCACGGAGAGACCATGGAAGACTTCATGATTGTCATAATCTTAAACTTTGCTGTTGTTATATTTATCAACCTTCTTTTCGATTCTTTTCGAGATTGACTTGTTTATTAATCACCACCATGACCACCCCACCCACTGGCAGCCCCTCCCTGACCCTCCGCCCACGGCTCATGCAGCCATTGACCGATGATCAATCCATTCACGCAGTTCAAATTCGCTTTTGAATTATGGGCTGCTGCTGTTTTTGGTATTTACTCACAGGACTTTCATGATTTGAATCAGTGGATATTTGCTGATCAAAGATACAAGCAAGAAAATCTTTTGGGACGATTCTGGCAAGAAATTAACGAGGGCTGGGATTGGATGCAGCCCAATATGATTGAGCATCTTAAAGAATTTGATTCCTGGGGCAATATCAACCCCTAGCCGCTTTCCGCTTCGCCGCGAGTTCTTCAATCGCCTGGCTGAAGGTTCGTCCATCTGTTGGCGCATCCAGTGGCGTTGAAGGCTGGATGCTGCGCGTGCGATCGGGGAACAGGTATCGCTCGCTGGCGGTGGGTGCATTCAGGGTCTTCTCCAGTAGGGCCCGCGCCTTGTCCTCGCTGATGCCCTCGTGCTTGGCCAAGGACTTGACGCCGGCCTCATGCTCGCCCCGCCAGAACTCGCCATCGAGGAAGGTGTCGCGGATGACGGGATCTTCCTGCTGCATATCGGTTGTGTTGACCGGGACCGGTGTGCAGCGGCATTGCGGGTGGGCTGGGATCACCACCTGATCAGCCGGGAAGATGCGCCCGTGGCGGCTGAGGCACCACCGACAGGCCCGCTCATCGGTCGCTGCTACCCAGCGGATGAAGGCGAAGCCCTCCTTCAGGTTGTGGTCAATCGCCCCCTTGACATAGGCGTTGGCCAGCTCACTACGGGAGATCACCTCCGCCCGCTGTCGTAGCCCCATCCGGGCCGTCTTGCCTGCTGCATCGGTCGTGCCCTCCAGTGCAGCGACCACCTGTTGCTCCAACTTCTTTGGCCCCCAGCCACGGGCCACTCCTTCGCTCACGATCTGGGCGATCTGATCCCGGAACCGGGCCGCCTCGCCCTCCATGAAGGCAGTTGCGGCCTGGGTGGCAGCACGGATGGCCAGTGGGTTGGCCCCAGCAAACTGGGCGCTGGCACCGGTCACGATGGCCTGCAGGGCCGCCGCAGACTCCCCGCCGATCGCCAGGGCTTCCACCAGGTCGGTGCTGAACCGCTGCTGCCAAGCCTGCACCTCCTCAGGTGGCAGGAAGTTCTGTGCATCGCGGAGGATGGCCCGGTACTTGGCGGTGGCCTCAGCCGAGCCGTAGGCCCCCGGGGCCCTGATGGGATTGCCCTCGGGGTCAAGGGCGGAAGGGCCCACCGCATCGAGGTAGGCCGCATAGTGGCGCTTGAGGTCGGCCAGCACGCGATCCAGGGCGGTGCGCAGCATGGCGGTGGTGTTGGCCACCATCCGCCCCTCCAGCTCATCAAGGATGGCGGCGTAGCTGTCAACGCTGCCGACGATGCGGTCGCCCTGGGCCATGGGTTACGGCTTCTTGATGGTGTTCGCCGGCCTGGGGCCCTTAATCACCTGCCGCACGCCATCAGCGGGCCTCAAGCGGCGGCCGATGGCGGTGACGACAGGGGCGCTCACTCGCCTTCCTCTTCGCCGTCCTCTTCGCCTTCCTCTTCGCCAGCCAGGGAAGCCAGCAGCACCTCGTGCTTCACCGCTTCCAACACACCAACGGCCTCATAAAGCCCGCATTCAGATTCGGAGATCAGCTCGGCAATCGCTTCGTGAAGTTGCTCAGCCATGGGGAGGGCTTCGTGGTTACGGCTTAGCTTTCCGCTCACGCCCCCGGCGTTGTCGGCGCCACCTGATCCAGCGGTGTGGTCGTGTCATTCCGCCCCGGTGTCGGGGCCCCCAGCATCGGCCGCTCCCTGCGGATCCGCTCCATCTCATCCTGCACGCTGCTTGTCGCCCGGTTGAACCCTCCCCGCTGCAGTTCCTCCACTGCACTCTCCTGACTGATCAGCTCCACGCCACCAGCTAGGGCCTGTAGTTGCGATGCGCTCTGTGAATCAAGCGGCTTGTCGTAGGCGTTTTCATCCATCGTCAGGCCAGCGCCCACCGCCAGCTCTTCCCCGGTGTAAAGCACCCAGATCGCCAGGATGGACTGCATCACCGACCGCTTGCGCTCGCCCATCGCCCGGATGCTCACCTGGGTGCGACCACCCTCCAGTTGGGCCTGGGTGGCGGTCTTGGTCTGCTTGCTGTCGCCACTGAGGAAGCCGAGCAACTGCTGTTGAATCAGCGTCTCCACCGCCTCGATCTGGCTGCGCTGCTCCGCTAGGGACGATGCCGAGGGCTCAGCGAAGAAGAAGTCCCCATCCTTGTCCACGTCGATCGCGGTGTTCGGGCCGATCACCAGGGCCTCAGGCGCCTGCCCCGGCATCGGCGGTGGCGCTCCCTTTCGCACCGGAACCGGCATGGCGCACTTGTGGGTCTTCTCCCGCAGGTCCGACCTCATCTGAAAGTGCTCGATGTTGTGCTCCACCACCTGCTGCAATGGTGGGCCACCCCTCCCGAAGCCCGCCTTCTCAGCCGGATACCAGACGACCGGACAGATCGTGAGCGGTTGCTGCTTGGCGTCGAGGTACTGCCCCTGATCCACCAACTCCAGGGCCAAGCTGCTATCAGCCCGTTTGATCAGCTTGTAAAGGCTCCACTTGCCCGGTTCGATCACCCGGTAGCGCTCCTCATATTTCACCCCGAACTCACCATCGCCGTCATCCACCTCCGCCCATTCCAGGAAGGTGCAGCGGGTCACCACCTCCACTGAATCCACGACAGACGTGCGCCAGTTCAGGCAGGTCGCCCGGGTGCGGTTGACCAGATACGGGCGGCGCTTCTGTGCCGCCTCGGTGGCCCCATCGGTCGGCTGCCCATCAGGCATCTCCACCAGGATCGGCACCCCACCATCGCGCAGGCAGAGGGCATCAACGGTGAGCCAGAACGCCTGCAGGCTGTTGCCTTCCAGGTCCACGTTGTCCTGGGTCTTCTCGAATGTCGGCGGTGTGTTGTTCAGTTCACTCCGTGACAGCACCCCGGCGAACGCTTCGATCCCAGACCTGAAGAAATCAGAGAACACCGCACGACCAAGGCGGCCGGCATAGGCGCTCACCGGTTCCGCCGCCTCCTTCGGTAGATATTTCTTTTTCGTTTCCTCACCTCTCAGGCAATACCAAGCATCGAACGCACGCTCCAAGTCCTGGGCGTGTTCCCTGAGGATCGGATGCCGAAAACTCGGAAGGCTCGGGTCGGTTCCAGGATGATCAGATCGCACCTCTACCCGTACTCTCAGCCGCTTAGCTGAGCTTTCCGCCCTGTCAGAGCTTCACAGCCTTGGGGTTTGGCTTGCGGCGAGGGAATAACGAAGGCTGCACCACTGGCACCACCTCGGGCTTTGGCTGACGGGGGCGCCGCTCACGGGGCTCTGGAGGCTTGATAGCAACCTCGATGCCAAGTAGGCCCTGGCGGAACTGCTCCAGCGTGCGGCCACGAAGCTGCGCCTTCAGCCGGTTGTGGAACTGCAGCATTGGGCCCGATGGGTACTGACGCTTATAGGGCTCAGCCACCCAGCGCTCCAGGATCCCGCGATCGGCGGGGCGCAGATTGGCAAACGACTGCTCCACCAACGCGTATAACGCCGGGGCGATGCTCTGCGCTTCCACCTCCGGCTGATGACTGCTGAACAGGGTGATCTCCTCAGCGAGTTCAACTGTCCCGACCATGTTGCCCAGCATCTCGGTGATCTCCTCCTCGGTGAACACCGGCAGGAGCTCCACCACCTGAGCCAGGCTCTTGCCTTCAGCCAACAGGCGCCGCACCCGGGGGAAGTGCTCCCGCCACTTGCTGGGCAGCTTCACCTCATAGCCGTGGTCACGGATGAAGTGCTTGATGGTGCCGTCGATGAACTGACAGACGCAGCTCGACACCGCATAGGGGCGCCCAGTGGAGGGGTTGATCCTGGTGGGGTCATAGCGGCGGCAGCCTGTGATCAGGCCTTCAAGGGCGGGGCCGATGAAGTCCTCAAACGGTCGATTGCAGCGGCGGCTCCACTTGTTTGCCGCGGCATGGGCGAGGCCCTGGTTCTGCTCGATCAACCGCTCCGACAGCTCGGTTCGAGCAGGCCCCTTGGTGGGTTGCTCTAGCGGCTCTCCGGCACGAACACTTCGCCGTTGTCGAGCAGCAGGCTTTGTGCTCCGGCTGGATGGATCCTCACTGCTGGTGATGCTGGGCTCCAGCTCCCCCCGAAGCGAAACAGCTCCAGCGTCTGCCCCTGATAGGTCTCCCGTAGCCTCCAGGTGCCGGCCACGGGCTTGCCGCGTAGTTGCTGCTGTGATGCCTTCGGGAGCGTCAGGGAGGTCATGGCTGGGGATTGGTTGGGTCATCGGAAGCCGGGGATGGCGGAACGCCGAGGGGTGGCTTCCGTGGGTTGCGGCGGGCCGGCGTTGCCATAGGTGGCGGTGGTGACTCGCATGGGGCCGGTGCCAGCGCAGAAGTTGAGGGCCTGGGAGGTGTCATCCACCAGGTCATCGAACGTGCCGGAGGGGAACGCCAGCAGCTGCGCCACGTACTCGGCCAGCCACGGGGCATGGCGAGGCAGGAACACACGGCCCTGGCGGAACATCACCGAGGCCGCTTCGGCGCGGGCAACCTTGCCGCCCAGTGGGTTGACGGCACGCACCGCATAGGCCGCCTCGCGCTTCAGGGTGTCAATGATCGCCGGGCCGTTGGCTTTGTCTTCGATCAGCAGCTCGTTGAATCCCCAGATCGGCTGCAGGCGGCGCAGCATGTCGAGGGTGTCGGTGAAGCCCATCCGGCGGTTCACCTGATCGACCCTGAACATCCCTTCCTGGGTCTGCAGCCACAGGCCGATCGCCACCATGTCGGAGCCAGCCGAATCCTTGAAGGTGGCGTCCACTGAGGCCAGCCGGCGGATGCCGAACTCAGGCAGCAGCACATCACCCTCCTGGGCCTCCTGCCCCGGCAGCACGTAGAAGCGCAGGGTGTCGCGGCTGAAGATGCTCCCGGCGCTTTCGGTTGGGGCCTGCTGGTAGATCGCCTCCCAGTCTCGGCGGGGCGTGTTCGCCCGCTTGCGCTCGATCCAGGTCTCATCAAAGCGAGTCGGGTCGAGGGCTTGGCCAGGCTCGCGGTCATCCTGTTCGCGGGTGACGGTGCGGGGTAGGGGCTTGATCGCGTTGGCAGGGGTGGCCTCGATCGGCATTGAAACCACGTGCCACGGCTCACACTGGGCCTCAAAGCCCTCTTTTTCCAGCTCGTCGTTCTTGGCCAGCAGGTAGCCGATCAGGTCGTTGCTATGCCAGCGGGTATGAACGATCACCACAGCATTGCCCGGTTCTTCCCGTGTGCTCAGCACCGAATCCCACCATGAATGAACCTGCCGGCGCCAGGCGGCGGAATCGGCCATCTCGCGGGATTTGATCGGGTCATCCACCACGATCAGATCGCCAGGGTTGCCGGTTCCTCCGCCAACGCCAGCAGTCCAGAGGCCACCGATGCCGGAGGTGCCCCACTTCTTGACGCCACCGGAGGTTGGCGACAGGGCGCCACCTGAGGCGGTGAAGTAGTCGCGAGCATCCTGGCTGAAGCCCTCGGCAAGGGTGGCAGTGTGGCAGCCGATGCCGACCGAGCGATTGGGATACCGGCGCAGGAAGTAGCCCGGCAGGAAGATCGAGAAGATGGTGCTCTTGTAGTGGCGCGGGGGAAGCTCCACCATCAGGCGGCGGAT